ACCTTCAGGCCAAACAGCCAAAGCCTCACCATCACTGACAAGCAAAAACAAGCGCCGGGGGTTGCCGTTAGTGTCGTTGATTGATTTTAGATACAAAAATTCCACGGGATTAAAAAGAAAAGGACTAGTAAGCGTTAAACTCATCACCAAAAATCACGGCCTCAACCGCAAAAGTCTGCCCAGGGTGCCGACGTGCCAGCCCAGCGAGTTCAAGCACCAGGGCCGCCCGGCTGTAACTGGCAATACCGGTAGGCACCGTTCTGGTGCCGTACTCGTCTGTAATGGTGGTGATAATTTCAAACATCAGCGGAGCCTCTCTAGGTTGTGAACGTTGACCCAAACCGGCCAGGCATCATCTGATCGCTGAAACTCCCAGGCAATATCGGCGCAGTCACCAGTAGAACCCCAAATACGGGTAACAACACCGCGCGCCGTAGGAAAAAAGCCGGAGTAAGCCCCCACGATCCGACAAAACGCCGAGGAATAGCGGACCCGATCGCCCACTTTCAAAGGTTGACGGTTAGCCATAGCAAACAAGCAATAAGGAAAAGGGAATCAGTAGCCAAGCCAAGCCAACAGCGCATCCGCCCGCCATTGGTGCAACCAAGCATTGTCTGGCTCGGCGTTCAGCTCAGCAAACGAAATGCCGTGATCAGCCAACAGGCGGATCACTTGCGCTTTAGATAGGCAGCCCAACGAGTCGGCCGCATCAAGCACGGATTGGCAATAGTCAGAGTGCATCGCACAAAAGCAAAGGACCGGCAGCTGAGCTCCCACACCCAAAGGGGGAGAGGCCCTCGCCGCTTGCTCTAATGATACGTCACCACGTAGCTAAAAGCAGCCCCAACCGCAACATCTGGACACATTCCCAACCGGCCCAAACCCGTTGCACCCCAGCGAGTCTGGCCAAACCCTGCGCACCTGTCTATGCAACAGGTACGCAAGGCCAAACCACAGGCACAGCAACGGATCAGCCGGCAAAGTTGGACACAGGCCCGAAACTGGACAAACAGGAGCCCCAGACCTACCCCCACGGCAAAGGAAACGCCGGAAAGAGGCACCTGTGTCGCCTCTCACACCAAACCTCCCAGCTTTTACCTACTTACGGATACAGCTACATGCATTGCCACAACTAGGCCCGGCGCACCTACCCCCATCTTTCAGCCTGCCGCTAACCTCAGTCAGTAACTAGGCATTCAGCCGTGTGTCGTTACTTGGTGGAATACCCGGTGGAAAGTGCTTAGAGCCCCCAATTCGGACCAATACGCGATGTCGTGATACCTACGAAGAGATCCGCGACCGCATCTACGCCCGACTGCTACCCCCGCAGAAGGAATTCCTGGATTGCACGGACAAGAAGATCGTGGGCTACGTGGCCGGTTTCGGTGCGGGAAAGACCCATGCGCTCTGTGCCAAAGCCGTGATGCTCTCCCTGGAGAACATCGGAACCGTCGGTGCTGTTTTTGAGCCCACCCACATCATGTTGAAAGACGTTTGGGTGCGAAGTTTTGACGATTATTTAGACGACATCGGCATTGATTTCGATTTCCGTGTATCCCCGCAGCCCGAATACCGCCTGCACCTACCCGGCGGCACCGTAACCATCCTCTGCCGGGCCACCGAGACGTGGAACAGGATCCGGGGCCAGAACCTCTCCTACGCCCTGGTAGACGAGGTAGACACCTCCCCCATGGAAACGGCCCAGAAGGCTTCGGAAATGATCCTGGCCCGACTACGGGGTGGGAAGAAGCCCCAACTGGCCGTGGCGTCGACGCCAGAGGGCTTTCGCTGGATGTACAAGACCTTCGTTGAGGACGGAGCACAACCTGACCGCCACCTAATCCGTGCCCGCACCCAAGACAACCCTTACCTACCCCCAGGGTTCGTCGATTCGCTCTACAAGAACTTCCCGCCGCAGCTTCTGGCGGCCTATCTCGAGGGGCAATTCACCAACCTAAACAACACGCAGGTTTACAGCTATTTCGACCGCGACATCCACTGGACCGACGAAAAAATCCAGCCTGACGACCGCATTTACATCGGGATCGACTTCAACGTGGGCTGTTGCTTCATGGAAGTATGCGTCCGGCGCGGGGATGAGTTCCACTTCATTGACGAGTACCACCCGAAAGACACCCCGTCGGTTGTGGCCAAGATCAAGGAGCTGTACCCGGACCACATCAACCGTGGAGACGTGGTGGTCATCCCTGACGCCGCATCCAGGCAGCGCAGCACCACCAACGCCCGCGAATCCGACCTCAGCCTCCTCAAAAAAGGTGGATTTGTGGTCAAAGCGCAAACCTCCAACCCTCAGATTGAGGACCGGATCAACGCAATGAACGTGTTGATGATCAACAACCGTTTCCGGGTTGGTACACGCTGCAAATACCTGCTGCGGGCGTTAGAAACGCAGGCTTTCGATGATCGCGGCAAGCCGGATAAGTCTGGTCGTGGTTTGGATGACAAATCAGGCCCTGCAGACGCCTGCGGGTATGTAGTCACAGCCTTGGCCGGCCTGCGCCGCTATCAGACCGGCGGCAGCGCATTCCGCACGTACTAACAACCCTACGTCGTGGCGTTAATGTATACACGGGGTTAACTCCCGCAGCATTTAGGGGTTGCCAATCCATGGCTGACATGTCCGCGTCATATCCCGGTCGCGATCTGGGCCTACAGCCTGGCCTTTGGGACGGCAACCCCCTCATCAATACCGGCGGCCTCTCTGGGCGTCCGTTTCAGCTCTCCGGGATCACTGACGGGCACGACCCCAGTGTTCTGAGCACCAGCGTGCTGAACATGATCCCGTTTTGGCGGCCAATCCAGTTCTGCATGGGCGGCACCAAGTTGATCCGCCGCATGGCCGAAGAGATCATCCCCCGTGAACCGAGAGAGGATCTTGATGCTTACAACCGTCGCATCTTCCACGCGACGATGCCGCCATTCCTACAGCGGTTGGCATCCCAAGCTGCTGGAACAATCCTCCGCAAAGGTGTTGAACTCCACGGCGACCCTTACTGGAAGGAATGGGCGAAGGATGTAACCGGCGACGGCATGACGCTGGATGAGTTTGCCCGGCGCACACTCTTCAACGCCATCATCTATGGCCACTCCTCGATCATGGTGGACTATCCATCAGCAGAGGAACCCACCTCTCTTGCCGCCGAGCGTGAAGCCGACGACCTGGCGCCCTACCTGATTCCGGTTGAATGCACCCAAATCTTGGGTTGGCGCACCGAGGGCAACCGCGCATCCACCGAGCTGACCCAGGTCCGCATCCGTGAGCGGATTGTTGAGCCCTACGGGGACTTCGGTGAACGGGTGCTGGATCAAGTGCGGGTGATGGAGCCCGGAAAGTACCAGATTTGGCGCAACCAAGCCAGCGAGGCTGGCCAGGCCCTCGGTACTGCTCCCGGCGGGTGGAGCATCTACGAAGAGGGCACCACCAGCCTGGATGACATCCCGCTGGTGACGGTCTACGGCAACCGCCTGGGCACCCTGGTCAGCCGCCCACCGCTGCTGGAGGTGGCGTACCTGAACATCGCTTACTGCCAGCGGTTCACTGATTACCACAACTCAATTCACATCGGTGCCAGCCCGATCCTGGTGCTCCGGGGCTTTGACCCCGACAACGACAGCCCACTAGGCCTCTCGGTTAACACCGCCATCGTTCTACCACCAGAAGGTGGTGCGGAGTACGTCCAGCCCACCAGTGCAGCCTTTGACGCCCAGCTGCAGTGTTTGCACGCCCTGGAAGAGCAGATCAGCCGGCTGGGAATCAACACCCTCACCCAGCAGAACCTGGGCAACGTAGCGGCCTCCTCAAAGCGCTTGGATCGCACCGATCAGGACTCGATGATGGCAGTGCTAGCAGCGGATCTTACCGCCGGCTTACAACAAGTACTGGACCTGGCTGCCGACTATGCCGGCATCGAGCCTCCTGAAGTGATCATCCGGCAGGACTACGAAAACCGGCTGGTGGACGGCAACCAGATCACCGCCTTCCTGCAGCTGTTCATGCAGGGCGCCATTAGCCAAGAAACGCTGCTTGAGATCCTGCAGCAGGGGGAAGTCATCCCACCGGGAGTCGACATCCAACAGGAGATCACGCGCACCCGTGACTACCTGGAGGAGCAGATGGCCATGGAAGCCCAGGCAAATGACGCGGAAAGCGGCCCTGGCGAACCTGCAGATTCCGGCCAGGGCGGCCTAGATCAAGCGGCTGTCTCCGTCAATGCTGGCCAGGGCAAAGATCTCAACAGCCAGACCCTGGCGACCCCGATGCGGCCTGGTAAGCACAAAGCGTGAACAAAAAGGGCTACATCCTCCGCCTTTTGCTGCAGCTCGGGTCCATCGAAAAGCAGCTGACGGGTTTTGTACGGCCACTGTTGTTGAAAGCGCTGCTAGTTGCCCGCGATCTGGTGCTGTCTTTGCCAGACAATGTCCTGACACGGCAGCTGCTGTGGCGGATCAACCGCACGGGCCTGATTCCATCACTGGCGGCCTACAACGACACCTTTGCCTCCGCGCTGGGCAAAGCCTTGGTGCAGCTGGAGCCGCAGGCCCGGCAGCGAGCAGCTGAATACATGGGAATCCAACTCCCATCGATGTCATTGCGCCCCATCCCCATGGTCATGGGCGACACTCGCGTGCTCGAGCAGTCGCTCACCACGCTGTTTGATCGTGCAAACGCACAGGGCGTGTCACCGTTCATGCGTCAGCACATGCGAGAGATTGATCGGGTGGTGGAGGGTGGCATTCTGGCCGAAAAGACCACCACTGAAATAGCCAACGATGTAGTGGCCCACGTGGTCCGTCAGGGCGAACCACGCTTTGTAGCCAGGGTTGGCACGGTCTTTAACCGGATGCGTTCCCGCGCCGAAGCTATCGTCGCTAACGCGGTGTGGGCGGTATCCCATGCCCAGGAACAGACCGTCTGGCAGGGCGAAAACATCCAAAGGTGGCAGTGGCACGCAACTTTGGACCCCAAAACCTGTCCGCGATGCGCCCCGCTAGATGGGGAGATCAGGGAAAACGTGAACGAATTCCCGTACACCCCACCTGTTCACCCGTTCTGCCGGTGCGTCATTCTTCCGGCTGAATGACTTCCGCCACAGGAGCCGCCTTCGCTTTCTTGGAAGGCTTAGGCATCGGACAACCTTCTACAGGTGCTTCTTCCTCTACCTGCACTTCACCGTTAACCAATGCATTGACCTTCAATGCGTTAGCGGCGGCGGGGTCAGCAACTTGATCCCAGGGGCCAGGCGTCCAGAGAGCCATATCAATGAAAAGCAATACCGGAACTTTAACTACCACCGTTACGGGTTAAAGGTTACGTAGCAACTTGGTCACCTATAGACTTAGATGGCAACCCTACGTTCCACATGTCGGATCAAGCCATCGGGGACCAGTCAGTGACTGCTCAAGGCGCGTCTGCGACGCCCCAACCCGAAGCCCAGCCCGCAATTGACACCTCGGAGGTGGATCTACTCCGCAAGAAGCTCGAGCTTGCTCTGCAAGATCGTGCCGAAGCAGGAGCCACCAACCAGAAGCTCAATGAGCGTCTGAAAGAAGCCGAGAAGTCATTGAAGGCGCTGGAAAGCCAATTCCACAGTGGAAAACAGCAACAGCTTCAAGACGCAGGCGATTACAAGTCGCTCTGGGAGGAGTTGAAGCAGACCGCCGCCAATAAGGACAAAGAAATCGAGGCCCTGAAACAGCAGATCGAGTCCGTGACCCTCTCTGCCCAACAGGAACGCCTCAAAGCATCAGCGGTATCGAGCATCAGCAAAGCCGGCGTGATCGCCCCTGAGCAGATGTACGCGCTGTTGCAGTCCCAGCTTCGGGAAGTGAGTGGGAAACCAGTAGTGCTCGCGGGGGGCGCGGAGCAACCACTGGATGCCTATCTCGCAAACCTGAAAGCACCTGGCAGCGGTTACGAGCATCACTTCGCTCCCTCGGGCGCAAAAGGAATGGGCGCCAGCGCCACCAGTGGTGTCGCTCCGGGGATGAACAACCCGTATAAAGCGGGCAATCTCACCGAAGTACTGCGCCTGGAGAAAGACAATCCTGACCTTGCAATCGCACTGCGGAAGGAAGCCGGCCTGGGTTGATCCAACCTATCTAGGTCACGATCATGTCTACTGCTGCCTTTACTAACTATTCGGGAGGTTCATTCCTCACCGATCTGATTACCGTACCTAATTTCACGCAGTACCTGCGTGAGGCTATCTACGAGAAATCAGCCTTTATCAAGTCCGGCGCGATTGTGCGCGATTCCCGCCTCGACGCCTCTGCCGGCGGCGTGCGCGTGGTGGTGCCCGCGTTCAACCCGATTGCACCCACCGAAGAAGTCATCACCTCGGCTTCTAACTGGGGCACGGGTGGCGCTGGTTATCTGACTCCTCAGCGAATCACTGCCGACCAAGGCGTGATGACCATCCTGCGTCGTGGCTTCAGCTATGCCGTGGATGACATCTCGAAGTACGGCTCTGGCACCGACCCCATGTCGGCCATCCTGGGCTACCTGTCTGATGCCATCAACAAAAAGCGCACCGCCACCATGGTGTCGCAACTGACCGGCATCTTCGGCACCGCCCTGGCCGCCAACGTGGCTGACGTGTCTGCCGGCACCGATGGTTCGCAGTACATCACTGCTGCCTCTGTGATCAAAGCCAAGTCGCTGCTTGGCGAACGTGGCGATGAACTGAACACCATTGCAGTTCACCCCAACGTTTACTACTACATGCAACAAGTGGGCATGTTGCAGTTCTCCACCTCTTCTCTTACTGCAGGTGGTGCGATCACTTGGGGTGGTGGCGGTGTCGGCGTAACTGCCGGCTCTGCTGGTGTGGCCTCTTTCGCAGGCCTCAACGTGGTGGTCGACTCCCAGCTGCCCACCAGCGGCACTGGTGCCAACACCGTCTACACCTCTTACCTCTTTGGTAACGGTGTGGTGCTGGAGGGTCAACAGTCCCCCCTGATGATCGAGGCGGATCGCAACATCCTCTCGATGCAGAACGTGATGGCCGTCAACTACCACTACGGCTTCCACGTGCAGGGCACCAGCTGGACTGCCGGCACCGACAACCCGACCAACTCTGGTCTGGCCACTGCCGCCAACTGGTCTCTCAACTACGATCCTCGCCTGATCGCGTTGACTGCCCTGAAGACCAAATCTCCCTTCAGCTGATCACATCAGTTATTGGAGAACGGGGGAGCTTCGGCTCCCCCTTTTTCATGCTGATGCGTGACACTAGGAGTACGACACTCGGAGCCCTGAGATGATCGGCATCACCCGTTTGATTGCTGAAAGCCCAGAGAAAGATCACACGGGGATGCCCGCTAGAATCAAAGTGCTAGACCTTCCACCAAAGGTTGCATCTGAGGTTCTAACCCGGCTCGTAAATGAGGGCTGGTCCGTCGAGGAGACACCCCTGTAATGGCACCTACTCTCGACGCCACGCTTGCCGGAGCTAGTTCCAACAGTTATCAGACTGTGGCAGCAGCTGACGCATACTTTTCCAACTCGTTGTACGGAACTCAGTGGAGCGCTCTGAGCACCGACGTTAAAGCCGCAGCACTGATCACAGCTGCTCAGTGGTTGGACACCTTGAAGTACATCGGCATCCGTTGCCAGAGCACGCAGAGCTTGACCTGGCCGCGCTACATCCCACCCACGTCTTATTTCAACCCGATCCAGTTCTACCAACCGCCAAACGACGACCCAATCCCGACCTGCGATCTGATCCCCAAAGAGATCCTGCAGGCCCATGCCGAGCTTGCTCTGCACTTAGGCGTCAACCCCACGCTGATGAACTGGGGTGTGGGCAAGGATCTGATGGGCGAGCAAGGCCCAGTCCGGCGTCAGAAACTGGACGCCCTCGAGGTCGAGTACTTCGATCCCCGGACGGTGCCCGGCTCTTCCCGCATTTACGGGGTCAACACCAATGCACCGCTGCTGCTTCAGAAGTTCCCCTGGCTGAAGCCGTTGATTGCTCGCTGGATGACCAACGCCACTGGTCAGGTCGTTAGCAAGGTGCGCTCATGAGCCAGGTCGACACCACCTTTGGCTCTATTCCTGGTCCCCTGGTCGGTAAATGGGGCCAGACCGTGACGTTTCTTAAAGCCGGCGGCCCTGCCACCTACAACCCAGCTACCGGCAACATCAGCGCAACAACCACCAGCTACACGGGCCGAGGTGTCATCACCAAGGTCCACGCCACCGAACTGAACGGTGTCCTGCAGAGCACCGACTACAAGGTGATCACAGAGCCTGGGCAGATCGGCGGGAACTATGTGACCACGGCTGATTCGTTCAAATTCACCCGTGGCAACAAGACCATCAACGCCAAGGTGATTGATGTGGCCACATATGCCGGCGATGCCCCGATCATGTTCATCTGCTTTGTGAGGCCGCAGTGATGGCTAAGCGTGATCTGTCACAACTTGGATCAGATGTCAAAGGGCTAGCCGGCCTGTCCATTGAATTTCTGGCGCACGATCTGGTGAACGAATTGCAAAAAGAAGGGGAAGTGCCGATCTGGGACGGCTACTTCGTGAATGCCTGGCAAGTGAACCTTGGCAAAGAGGAAGTACCAGCCGACAGACAGAAGTCAACTGATTACCAAGGCGATCACCCCGTAACAATCAAGCAAATCCCGGTTCCGCCTCAACCTCTGAAACCCATTGGATACCGGATTGGCAACCGCATGGAGTACGCCGACATTGCTATGGACTTAGAGCCCGACCCTGATGGTCAATACCGGGGTGATCGGCCTGGTAGGACAGCACCCAAAAACTGGTTTACCACCTTGATGAACGGAGGCAAGCTCGAGGGCATGACCAACAAAGCAGTTGGGCAGGCTATTCAGGTGCTGGAGGCTGGGTACTGATCATGAGCATCTTCCAGGCCATCCGCGCATACTTTGAGGCTCCGCTGATTGAGGCCTATGCAAGCCTGGCACCTTCAATTCCGGTTTACGTCGATAACCAGGAGTATGCCGATGCCGCAGCCGACAGTGAGTTTTGCTTGCTGAGCATCAACTTTGGTGCCACCAGTGAGCAGGCGTTGGTAGCCGGTTTTCAGCGATTTCGGGGCAGCCTGGTGCTTGAGGTGTACACAGCCAAAGGCAAAGGGCCAGGTCGCGGGTCAGAGCTGATTGCTGTGGGGTATGACAAGTTGATCGAGGTCAACAATTACTCGGTCCCCGTCAACCATGTCATGGGTTCCATCGGAGTCGTTAATGGCCCAACGTTTTCACCGCTAAACAAGCTGCCGCACTTCCAAACTCGGCTAAGTACGCCAATCTCGGGTCGTTACTATACGTAGAAGCCGGGCTGTGCCCGTCGTGCCCCCAACAGCGCCCCCACCTGCTGTTTATTTCTAGGCACAACCCATGTCTACCACTGTTCTTTCCGGTACTTCCGGGGCCTTGTACTACAAGCCCGCCGGTACTAAGGCTCAGTTTCTGCCTGCCGCTGTCACCACCGGTACTGGCACCATCACGCTGAACACCTACCTGAACTTCCAGGTTGGCGATCCCGTCAAGTTCTCCCTCGTTGATGCCAACGGCGGCAGCACCTCCGGGTCTTCCCTGCCCACCGGTATAACCGCAGGCACCACCTATTACGTCAAGTCGTACACCCCTTCTACCGGGGCTGCAACGTTCTCTGCCACGTCAGGTGGTTCTCTGCTGGCTCTCAGTGCTGCTGGCACTGCAGTCGGCACCAACCTGTTCCAGGTGAACTACGCCGACTACGTGATTGTCGGCCAATGCCGTGACTGGTCCTTCTCTGTGACCCGTTCCGAGCTGGATGTCACCACCATTGGTGCCGCCCCCGGTCAGTTCGCACCCTTCAAGTCCTACATCAGCGGTTTTGCTGATGGTTCCGGTAGCGCCACCGTCTTCGTCACTGACGACGACTTTGCGCTTTCCAACCGGATGGTGCAGGACGTGATGCAGCGTCAGCAAGTTGGTGCAGCCTTCAAGCTGTACACCAACCAAGTGATCAGCGGCAGCACTGTCAGTGACACTGCCAGCCGTTGGATCTCGATGGACGCCGTGCTCACCAGCGCCGACATCTCCATCACTCCTGATGCTGCTCAGACCATCAACATCAAGTTCCGCCCCGCCGGCAACTTGAACTTTGACCTGAGCACCACTGCTTGATTTTTAAGCTGTAGTTCTTGCCCCGGCCGAAAACCGGGGCTTTTTTCATGCAAGATGTATATGTCTAAGCTAGTAAGGTACTTGACATTTCCACGTGGCTTCGATCCCCACTAACCGCGCTATCGACAAGCTGCGGAAGGCCGCCAACCTCGAGCCCGTCAAAAAGAACGTTGAGCTGAACGACGGCACTGAGTTTGAGTTCTGGCACACTCCGCTGACCATGGCGGAGCGCGAAAAAGCCCAGAAGAACGCCAACAGTGAAGACGCCACCGCCTTCGCATTGCAGCTGCTGATCCAGAAGGCACTCGATGAGAACGGCCAGAAGCTGTTTGCTGTGGGTGATACCGCCGAACTGAAGACTGCCGTTCGCGACAGCGACCTGCAAAAGCTGATGTTTGCCGTCATCTCCAGCGAGGAGCCCCTCGATCCCAAAAGCACTTGAGCTAGAGCTGTCGAAAGACAACTGGCTCCTGCTTCAGTTTGGAGTAGCAAAAGAACTGGGCATGACGCTCGGTGAATTAAGAACGACCATGACTCCAGAAGAACTGGTGGGCTGGTCGGCTTACTTCTCGTACGTCAATGCCCAGCAGGAAAAGGCAATGGAAGAGGCTAAACGACGCCGTTAGGATGTAGTTACGAGCGGGCGTGCCTTGGCAACTTACGCAGCCAATATCGCAATCGATGTCCTCGGCTTAGGCAAGCTGGACAGTCTTGAAAGGCGCGTAAACGTACTTAGGGAAAATTTCACAAAGATCAACGCCGCTGCAGCCAACATTTCAGCGCCGTTTCAGAACCACATCCAGGCTCTGGAGCGGATGAACACGCTTTTAGTAGCCAACGGGAGGCTATTGGAGCAACAGGCTAACGCCGCTGACAAGCTAAGCAGGGCAGCTGAAGGGGCCACAAAAGGGGGTAGAGGTAAGAGCGGACCCGATCCCCGAGTCCTGCAAGAACAAACCGAGCAGCTACAACGTCAAATCAATCTGCTACGTGATCGAGCCCGTGTGTTCGGGGCTGAAAACGAAGCAATGGATAAGCTCCGTGGAGCTTGGGTCGAACTGAATCGTGGAGCAAATGGAAATCTGACATTGGTCCGTCAGATGATCCGTAATGCTCGTGAGCTCGTAAAGATCGATGAGGATCGTGCCAAGGCACTTGAAGCAACAGGAGGCCTGGCAATCAAGGAATACGAGGAGCGACTGCGCCTTGCTCGTGAGTTACGCGAGTTCGAGATTGAAACAGCCCGCAATCTGCGGGAGATGCGGGCAGAGGATCGGAGACGAGATAAAGCTGATAGTGATGCACGCGGCCGAGTTGCTTCAGGGCTAGGCCGAATAGATCAAGCGTGGGGCAGTCCCATCAAAAACATGGTGGGCGGGCTGACCGACAGCGCCCTGAAGTTTGGCAGCGTGATGGGAATCGAAGGGGCACTGCAGATCCCCGGAGAGGGAATGGGAGTACGGGCAATCGGCGCTCACATGGGTGGCGTGTTCGAGCCCATTGCAAACGGCATTGCCAGCGTGATCAGCGCAGCCCATCACATGGGCCCAGAGCTTGCCGTTGCGATTGCTGGCTGTCTTGCCTTCTCCGACCAGCTCGGAGCGATGTTTGACACCGTCCTCAAGGGTGTGCCGGTATTTGGGAAGCTCGGCAAATCAATCCTGGATGTCACAGGAGTAACTGAGCGAGCAAAGCCAATCCTTAGCAGCCTCAGCCGAAGCGTTGAGGCGATGAACGATAATGCCCTCACAAACTTCCTCTACGGCCTGGGCCCCAACAGCATGACGCTCCCGTCAACGGCGGGTGCATTTACCGAGCGAAGCGGGGCCAATTCCTTTGGCCCAAACCTGAACAAGGAATTAATTGCAGCACTTAATAAAGAGCTGGCTCAGTTCGTCAAGGAGTCTGAGGAAGCAACCCGTGCTTGGCAAGCATTTGAAGCCGCCGGAAAATCTGAGCATGCTCGTGAACTTGCTCAAGCAGCTGAAGAGTTTGCAAAGTTCAAGCTTGACAGCATTGCCGAAACGGCAAACGTTCAATCCCGTATAAGGCTGAGAAAAGCTGAAACCAAGGAGCTGTACGCACAAGCCAATTTAGTCAAAGAAACATACGGGTACAACGGCAAAGCTCCGGCATTGATGCCTGCCGGCTTTACCAGCAATGACGTTGGCATTAAAAACCGGCTGGATGACCAAGCAGCGGCAGCCAAGATCAATGCCGATCTTGAAATGGAGTTGGCAAAGATCGTCAATACACGCGAAATGGAGCTGGTACAAGAACTCCTAAACAAAGAAATTACAGCTACTGAACAGTTCCTTGCAGCTCGTACAGCAGCTGATGAGAAATGGTGGGCAGAACATGCTGCTCGATTTGAAGCCAACATCAAACGCGAAGAGGAACAGCAGGCAGCTGCAGACCAACGTAAAAAAGATCGCAGCTCACGGTTGGAGAGCATTGCTCTGGGCGTGGGCTTCCCACTGCTATTTGGTGGCGGGACTGGAAGCGTCCTTGGCAGTTTGGCAGGCAGCTTCGTCGGAAGTGGATTTGGTGGTCAAATTCTGGGTGGTGCAATCGGTACTGCAATCGATGAGCTGGTAACAAAGACTATTGCCTTTAACAAGTCCCTTGCAGAGTTAAATGCCGGCCTGCCGCAATCCGGTGCCGCCCTGCGCACAACAGCAAAGGACGTTGATTTTCTCGCTGAACGACTTGGCTTGGCTAGAGAAGACGCATTAAAACTAGTAGATACATTTAGTATTTTCGACTCGGCAAAAGCTCGTAAAGAGCTTGCCGCAGCCTTCGGAAAAGTTGGCGGAATTGAAACGGTCAATGCGCTGGCCGGGATGACGGATGAAAAGAAAGCCGTCGAGGAAATTGCCAAATTACATAAACAAATTGGAAATGCCGCAACTGAAGAAGCACTAACTCAGCTGCGCACCAATGGTGCGAAAGCCGCGCAATTAGTCATCGAACAAAAACTGCTAGAAATAGCGTTTAGAAAGAGTCAAATTGAAGCAAGTCAGCCTACATTAAAAGATTTCGGCATGGCAATAGTTGATAACTTGCTCGCTGCTCGTACTGGAGGTGAGCCGGTAACCTATAAAACCTATGGAGAAAAACGTGTTGCTCAACTGAAACAAGCAAACGCAGCGCAGGTCCTTGAGCTACTAAAACCATTGCAAGATTTGACTAAAAATCTTGAAAATGCGCGTAGTGAATTTTCCGATAAAACAACCAACGCAGCCAAAAAATCAGCTGAACAGGTTGCCGCTGAGCAAGCTCGGATCAACGAGCAGCTCATGCGCGATCAGATTGAAATCGACAACGCGGTCTGGAATCACCGTCGCCAGCTGCTGGAGGAGGAGCGTGCGCTCCGCCGGCAGATTGCCGAAGCCGAGGGGCGCATTTACGGCCTGCAGCAGACCGGCGGCGGCAAGAGCGGTGCTGACATTGTCAACCAGATCATGTCGGTGCAGCGGGACTATCAGGAATCTGTACTGAAGCTGAAGTCAAATCAAGCCGACGCAATGAATGGGCTGATCCAAGCCCAACGGGGTGTGGCAGCGACGGCTGCGGGGCCGGCTCCTACCGGCAGCAGGTTCAAACCCACCCAGTACCTCACTGGGGATCCAAACAGCCCGAATTACCGCGCTGATCACGGCGGCACCGCTAAATACCACGACCATCTGGCATTTGGTACACATGCTGAGGCAATGGCTGCTGCCAGAGCATTAATGGCTGCCGGCATCAATGTCACTGAGTTGCAAGGATTGGGTGCGGGTGTAACGGGCCCCCACAGCGGACCCAATTCAGCTCACATGTCAGGCCTGGCTTTCGATGTACCCGGTTATCAATGGGGAGGGAGCGGAGCCATCGGATCTCGTGAATATGCAGGTTCTGCAAAAATCCGCTCCATTCTTGGGATGGGCAACTCCAAGGTGGTCAAATCCCAAGGACAAGTTGGAGTGGCAGCAGCCGGTGTAGATGCCGCAAACAAGGGGCTGAAGGAGCAGATTCCCCTGCTCGAGGAACTTCGTCGGCTCAAGGAGGATGAAGTCATTTCCGGTATTACCAGCTCTTACAAGGAGCAGGCCAAGGCCATCACCGACAGCACCGCCAGTTTGAAGCTACGAAACCGTCTCGAAATGGAAGGCGTTAGTCCTGAGATAGTCGACGGCGAAGTAAAGAAAGCTGAGATTTACGGAAAAGCTGAGGAGCAGGTTAGGGCGCTGCGTGAAAGCCTGGCAGCTCTTGGTCCTAAGACTGAAAAGAACGCAGATGTCTTTGACCGGTTTAACCAAGCAATCAACGCCACTGAATCAGGATCGCGGGCTGCTGCCGCCGCCGTTGACGCCAATACCCAAGCTCTTCTCCAACAGAAAACCCCCGCGTTCGAGCTGGCCAAGAAGTACGGAGATTTACAGGTAGAGCTGGAACGGTTGTCCGACCCCGCAGCCAACATCATCAATGCTGCCGGCTCGATCAGCGCGGCCTTTGACAATACGTTCACCGCGATCACAACCGGCACCGTTACAGCCCAACAAGCCTTTGCACAGTTCACCCAGTCGCTAGCGGCCAACTTCATGAAGATGGCGACTCAGATGATCGCCAAGTGGATTGAGATGAAGATCATCGGCCTGGCCATGAATTTCTTCCCGATGGAACCGTTCTCAGCGCCCGCAACGACGGGGCTGGGGAGCAATTTTAGTTCAGCCATTGGAAACGACACCGGCATCTCTTGGGGCAGTGCCCTTGGATTTAGAGCAGCCGGCGGTCCTGTCAGTAGCAACAGCCCCTACATCGTCGGGGAAAAAGGCCCCGAACTCTTTGTTCCTTCCTCAAGCGGTCGGATAATCCCCAACAATTCACTCGCAGGCGGCACTACCAATGTGGTCGTAAACGTTGACGCTACCGGCAGCAATGTTCAGGGCGATGCCGCGCAAGCCAAACAACTTGGAGCTGTCGTATCAATGGCGGTTCAGGCAGAATTGATCAAACAGAAACGTCCTGGAGGGATCCTTGCATAATGGCCACATTTCCTAACTACAAGCCGGCATACTCGGCCACAAAAACCAGCCAACCAAAGGTCCACAAGACTAAGTTCGGTGACGGGTACGAAAACAGGGTGGTTTTTGGCTTGCACCAGAACCCAAAGGAATGGCAGCTTCAGTTCCTTGTTTCCGACACCGACGCTGCTGTCATAGAAACATTTTTCGATGTCCAGGGAGGTCGGTCCTCCTTTAACTGGACTACACCAGAAGGAACCTACGGTGACAAGTGGGTGTGCGAGCAGTGGAGCCGTGAAATGTACGACTACGGACAAAGCAAGATCACCGCAACGTTTAGGCAGGTATTTGAGCCATGACCGTCCCCGTCTCAGAGCTTCAGTCCATAGCGCCTAGCGCGATTATCGAATTGTTTGAGCTGCAGCTCAATACAGCGATCCAAGGCAGTAACACAATTTACCGCTTCCACGCCGGCACCAACGCAACCGGCACCAATGATGATGTGGTGTGGGCGGGCAACACCTACCAGGCGTTTCCGATTGAGGCCGAAGGTTTTGAATACAGCGGCAACGGCCAGCTCCCGCGCCCCAAGATCCGCGTCAGCAATATCCTCGGCACCATTACCGCCATCATCCTGGCCACACCGTTAGAAGGCGCCAAGGTCACACGCATCCGCACGATGGCCAGGTATCTGGATGCGGTGAACTTTGAAGGTGGCACTAATCCCTACGGCACACCTGATCCGACTGCTGAGTTTCCGCGTGAGGTGTACTACATCGACCGCAAGAGCGCCGAAACCCGCGATGTGGTGGAGTTTGAACTTGCAGCGGCATTCGATTTAGTCTTTGTACGAGCGCCAAAACGGCAGTGCATTTCCAACATCTGTCAATGGGTCTACCGCTCGGCCGAATGCAGCTACACCGGGCCGCCAGTTGCCAACGAAAATGACCAACTGCTGACTGGTCTTCGCAGTTCTCCGCAGGCAATTGCTTACGAAAACGCCAAGATCGCGTTTGAGGCGGTTGTGACGCCTTACAACAATGCCCAGAACGCTCTTAATGCTGCTACCAACACGATGAACAGCGCCCAAGGGCAATGGGTTCTGGCTGAAGAACGATATGACGAAAACAACTATGTCGTCGCAAATGCTTCTATTGGCTACTGGAGCGGATACGAAGTCTCAATAGGCAGCGAATACAGGATTGGCAGCTACCAGTATTCGAGCTACTGGGGGGATGATTACGTAGATTATTACAGCATCCAGCGGTGGTATTTGGACTCTTCGCCCGTGACTGCAGCGCAAGCTGCTTACGGTACTGCATTGACTAACTACAACACGGCGTTGGCCAACTACAACACCGCCCTGGCGGCTCGCAATGCTGCCTTCGCCGCTTGGCAAGCATCACCTTCCTTTCAAAGCGAAATCAATGCTAGCGGTGACGTTTGCGGCAAACGTCTAAGTAGCTGCAAACTCCGGTTTGGGGCAACCGCTCAGTTGCCATTTGGCTCGTTCCCTGGAGTTGGCACCTACTTCACATGAAAACCACCACACGCGCTGCTGCGCTGGAGCACGCCAAAGCCGAAGATCCACGCGAGGCTTGTGGGTTGGTCGTGGTGGTTAAGGGTCGCGAGCGCTACTGGCCGTGCAAAAACCTCAGCACCGAGCCTGGCGATTTCTTCACGCTTGACCCTGAAGACTTTGCCAAGGCTGAGGATGCTGGCGAAGTATTGGCAATTTTTCACAGCCATCCAATATCACCGCCCACACCCAGCCAAGCGGATCGTGTGGCGTGCGAGAAGTCCGGCCTGCCCTGGTACATCGTCAACCCCAAAACCGAAGCATGGGGAGAGTGCAAGCCATGCGGTTACGTTGCTCCGCTGATTGGTCGTGAATGGACGTGGGGGCAAACAGACTGCTGGAGCCTGGTGCGCGATTACTACGGCGAGCAGGGCATCGTGCTACCAGATTGGGAACGACCGCTCACCTACGCCGAGTTTGAGGCCAATCCCATGTTTGAAGGCTGCTGGCGGGAGGCAGGCTTTGAGCAGGTATCCGAGGAGGACATTCAACCCGGCGATGCGGTGCTGATGTGCGTTTCAGGCACCGGACTCAATCACGTTGGCGTCTACCTCGGCGATCAGATGCTGCTGCACCACCTCGGGCCCAACAGGCTTTCCAGCAGAGATATTTATGGTGGCTGGATACGCAAGTGCGTGGGCTGGGTGGGTCGGCTTAAAATAGACAAAGGGTCGGCGGTCTAATGCGCGAGATCAGGATCTACGGAGCATTGGCCAAGTTTCTCAAGCGGCGCGTGTTTCGCGCTGAGGTGGCATCAGCAGCAGAAGCTGTGCGGTTTCTGGTGGCCAATTTCCCCGCCGTCGAAAAGCACATGGCGGATCAGCATTACCGGGTAAGTCTTGGCGAGCGCGACCTTGATCTAGAAGAGATCCATGATCCTGCCGGCCAACAGGTGATCAAGATCGTGCCCGTGGTGGCCGGCGCCGGCAAAGTCGGATCAATTATTGCCGGCGTAGCGTTAATCGCTCTTGCGATTGCGGTCCCAGGGCTTGGTGCAGCAGCAGGAGCACAAGCAGCGGCCACAATCTTCGGGACAGGATTCAGTTCACTTTCGCTTTCTGTAGGGCTTCTTGGCGCCAGCTTGGTGCTCGGTGGTGTCGCTCAACTTTTGACGCCCACACCAACACTTTCAACTGGCACTGATTCCAACAACGACCCTCGCAAGTCTTATAGCTTTAGCTCAATTCAGAACACATCGCGCCAAGGCACGCCCGTGCCCGTGGTTTACGGCGAAACCATCGTCGGCTCTGTCGTAATCAGCGCCGGCATTGACATCGCGCAGAAGGCGGCATGACCTTAATACGTGGTGCTAAAGGTGGCGGTGGCGGCGGCTTCAAAGGCGGTGGCGGTGGCGGTTCACAGCACACACCAACCGAAGCAGGCAACAGTCTGTTCTCTACGTCCTACGCCAAACTGGTCGATTTGATCAGCGAAGGTGAAATATATGGCCTTAAAGATGGGCTGAAATCGATCTACGTTGACAACACACCGCTGCAAAACGCAGACGGATCGTACAACTTTCAAAACGTTAGCGTTTTTACTCGCACCGGCACTGACGCAAAAACACAAACCTACATTCCCGGATTTGACGACGTTGGCAACGAAGTTGCTGTTGGTGTCACAGTGCAGCAAGCCACGCCCGTGGTGCGCAGCATCACCAACACAGCTGTTAACGCAGCGCGGGTCACTATCACCGTGCCTGCGCTTCAGCAAATTCAAGACAACGGTGACATCAACGGCACCAACGTGCAGTTACGCATTGCCGTGCAATATAACGGTGGCGGTTATACGACGGTTATTGATGACACGATTAGCGGACGCACCTCGCAGCAATACCAAAAACAATACCTAGTAAACCTCAGCGGCGCATTTCCGGTAGACATCAAAGTCACTCGCGTCACGGACGATAGCGGCAGCGCCAAACTTGCCAATGCTTTTAGCTGGAGCAGCTATACCGAAGTCACCTACGCCAAGTTGGCCTATCCCAACTCGGCGATAATTGGAATTCGTATTGATTCAGAACAGTTTAGTAGTATTCCTAACCGTTCATATCGGATTCGTGGCATCAAAGTCAAGATTCCAAGTAACGCCACTGTTGATGGCCCCACCGGAAGGCTAATCTATTCCGGTGTTTGGAATGGCACCTTTGGCGCGGCGCAATGGTGTAGCGACCCCGCTTGGTGCTTATGGGATTTACTGACCAGTACCCGCTATGGCTTTGGCAATCACATCGACACCAGCCAGCTTGACAAATGGGCGTTCTATTCCGCTAGCCAGTATTGCTCAGCCTTGGTGCCTAATGGTTTTGGTAGCACAGAGCCGCGTTTTTCTTGCAACGTTAATCTTCAAACCGAAGAGGACGCTTACAAGCTCATCAACGATATGTGCTCGGTGTTCCGAGCTATGCCGTATTGGAGCACTGGCTCGCTCACGGTCGCACAAGATAAGCCATCCGATCCCGCCTATCTTTTCACCTACGCCAACGTCGATGAAGCTGCCTTTAATTACAGCGGCTCCAGCCTAAAAACCAGGCCAAACGTGGCTGTGGTTCAGTACATGGATCTTGACCTTAGAAATACGGCCAGAGAGGTGGTTGAGAACGCGGCAGCGATTGCAAAATACGGAGTTATCAAAACTGAAGTAACCGCTTTTGCTTGTACCTCTCGGGGTCAAGCTAATCGCGTTGGTGATTGGCTGCTGTACACGGCCAACAATGAAGCTACAGAAACAGTCACTTTTACCGCATCCATCGACGCGGGCGTGATAGTGCGCCCTGGCCAGGTCATCGAGATCAGCGACCCCGTGCGGGCTGGCTCAAGGCGCGGCGGACGTATCCACGCGGCTACAACAACCGTCATCACCGTCGATGACGCAACTGAGTTAACTAAAGCTGCTACCTATTCTCAAAGTGGAACCACAATTACTGTCACGACAACAACAGCCCATGGGCTAGTCGCTGGCGATACCGTGTTGCTGGACTTTACCAGCGGAATTGCAATTGACGGGGCCTACACAGTTGTCACAGCCCTAGCCACCTCTTTTACGGTCGCTAGTGGTACGAGTGGAACAACAAGTGGCAATGTTTTATGGTCGGCTTTTTCTCCCACAATTTCAGTAATCTTGAGCGATGGAACAGTTCAAACTCGATCAGTCTCAAGCATTAGTGGCAATGCAATCACAGTGTCATCTGCGTTCAGCTCCGCGCCCAATGCCAATAGCGTTTGGATCTACGAGACGACCGACCTAAAAACCACCACTTGGCGGGTGCTGGGCGTACAAGAACAAGATCAATGCAAATATGCCATTACGGCACTGGCATACGACAGCGGCAAATACGATTACATCGAGCGCGGCGTTGCGCTTCAGGCCCGGAGCGTTAGCAATCTCAACAACGTCCCAGCAGCGCCCACCAACCTCAGCCTTACGGAAGCGCTGTACAAATACCGCGATCAGGTCAGCTCCAAGATCATCATCACCTGGCAAGGCATCCAAGGCATTAGTCAATATCTGGTCAAATACCGCAAGGACTCCGGCAACTGGACCACGGTCACAAGGCAACACCAAGAATACGAAATTCTTGATACCACCCCTGGTTTTTTTGAGGTCAACATTTACAGCCTAAGCGCGGGCGGGCAATCGTCTGCCACGGCACTTTCCGGCAGCATTGCAGCCCTAGGTAAGACCGCACCACCGGCCAACGTGCCGGCGCTTTATGCCGTACTGGATCCTGACGTTGGTGTCACGTTGAACTGGGAGCCTGTCACGGATTTGGATATTCAGGGCTATGAAATCTGGCAAGGGCCAGCCTGGGGTAGCGGCACCAAGCTTGGTGTGTTTGCAGCCACCAGCAAAAAGCTGGGCTTGCTGTCGGCAGGCACTACAACATGGTGGATCAAGGCGCTAGATACCAGCGGGTCTTACAGCACCACAGCTACCAGTGCATCAATCACAATCACAGCAGCCGGTAGGCCGACAACCAGCGGTTCATTTAGCAACGACACTTTTAATTTGAAATGGACTGCGGTAGCGGGCAGCTTGAGGACGGCTTTATACGAAGTGCGTTACGGCACAGTGTTTGATACGTGGGGAACGGCAAACGTGCTTGGCGCCGTTTTGGGGACAACTTATTCAATCAAAGGCACTTGGGCTTACACGCGTCGATTCTTTGTTGCGGCTATTGATCTTAAAGGCAACGTCGGGGCCAGCGCCACCTACGACGCTGTGATCAGCTTGCCGTATGCACCGACTATCACTCAACAAGTTGTTGATAATAACGTGCTGTTGCAATGGAGTGACACCAAACTGACACTACCTATCACGTCATACGAATTGCGCAAAGGATCTACATACGCTACTTCTACCTTAATCGGCACCAAACAAGGCAGATTTACTACGGTATTTGAATCAGATTCTGGCCTTTACACCTATTGGATTACTGGCATTGATTCGGCGGGCAACTACGGAACGCCCGCCTCTGTTAGCGCACAGGTCAATCAACCACCAGACTATGTGCTTAAACTGGATTACAACAGTGCTTTTACAGGTACTAAAAAATATATGGTGCCATACGGCACGGGATTGTTAACGCTTGTAAATAGCACAGAAACGTGGACTACGCATTTTACCAGCCGTGGCTGGTCCAGTCCGCAAGACCAAATTAACGCAGGCTACGACTATTTCTTAATGCCTTCACCAACGGGGGGTCTTTACACAGAGGACATTGATTACGGCGCTGTTCTGTCTGGCACCAGAATTACCATGACACTCACATCAAAAGTTGTTGCTGGTAGCATCACTATCACACCAACCATTAAGGTGAAGAAACTTAGCACCGATGCTTGGACCGTTTATTCAGGTGTTAACTCTGTTTTTGTCACTGATATTCGCTACGTCCGAGCACAGTACGACTTTTTTAGCCCATCAACTAAAAGTTTGACTGAAATAACCGGACTAAACGTGCGCCTGGACTCAAAGCTTCGCAATGATTCCGGTAGAGGCACAGCGGTTTCTACGGACAGCGACGGAACGGTCGTGAACTTCAACGTTGCGTTTGTGGATGTGGACAGCATCTCCGTCACGGCAAGAGGTACGACTGCCGTCACAGCTGTTTACTCATTTACGGATGTAGCGAACCCAACTAGTTTCAAAGTGCTTTTATTTGATACAACTGGCGCTAGAGTTAGTGGAGCCTTTTCGTGGAGTGCTCGGGGCGTCTAAATGGCTGATTGGTCCCTTCCAACGCTGACAAGCACCTACGCAAACTTCCTGAGTCAGCTTCAGACTCGGGATACAGACCTTGCTGTTCAGTTTGACGGCACTAGCACCAGCAACCAGCCAACGGGCACCATCCGTTGGGATTCGACCGCTGGTCGATGGAAGCGATGGACTGGCACTGCATGGGACGAACTCGCAGCAACCTACGCATTGACTGGTCTGAGCACTACCGGCAACACATCAGTTGGCGGCACGCTCACAGTTACAGGCGCCACGACGCTGACAGGCGGAGGCACCAGCACCACGCCAGCAACCGATAACAACACCACTGCTATCGCCACGACGGCGTTTGTGGTTGGCCAGGCAGCAGCTACAGCGCCGATCATGAATGGCACGGCAGCAGTCGGCACCTCGCTGCGTTATGCCCGCCAAGATCACGTCCACCCAACCGATACAACGGTGGCGCCACTGGCTAGCCCAGCGCTAACAGGAACACCAACAGCTCCAACGGCCAGCATCGGCACCAACACCACTCAAATCGCAACGACGGCTTTTGTCCTTGCTAATAACTTAACCAAAAGCGGCGGCACGTTTGATGGTGACATTACAACTCCGAGTCTTAATTCGGGTTCGTTGGCTGGCACACGCTCCCGGATCATAAATGGCGGAATGCAAATTGATCAACGAAATAATGGCTCCTCAATTTCGTCGGGTGTCGGTGCTGTTACCTACACGGTTGACCGTTGGTATGTTTACGCAACTGGCGCGGCAGTTTCAGCGCAACGGGTTACATCCTCAAGCTCTGATTTTACAAGCGCTTTGCGCATAGTTGGTGCAACAAGCAATACCGGCATTGTCATTGGTCAACGAATCGAGGCGCAAAACAGTTATGATCTTGCCGGCAAATCGGTTGCATTGTCGTTTTATGCAGCCAGCAGCGCATCTGTGATGCTGGTCTTTAGTGTTTATTACGCTGGGACTGCAAACAATTTCACCACAAAAACGCTAATCCAAAACGGCAATGCCATTCCTTCATCTACGCTTCAAAAATACTACGTGCCCCTTTCGCCGCTTCCATCGTCGGCAACAACAGGCTTGGCAGTTGAATTTTCGGTTGCCAGTCTGACATCTGGCAGCATCGACATCACGGGTGTGCAGCTGGAGCCAGGGTCTCTCGCCACACCTTTCGAGAGAAGGTCGTTTGGGCAAGAGCTGAGTTTGGCACAGAGGTATTTTGCAGCGATTCCTACCGGTGTGCCCCCCAGCAGTTGGAATCCGACTCCGCTGAGCTATCCAGTAACCATGAGAGATGTACCAACCATTAGCAATGGCGGCTCTGGATATACAACGCAAAGGATCACCACAAATAATCTTTACCACAACCAAACGTCTTTTGGTACTCAAACAATCTTTGCCAACGCCGAGCTGTAACCCATGACCTACCAACTCACTACTGGCGACACCATCCTCCGCCTTGCGGACAACGCTTTTATTCCGCCCCACAAAGGCAATACCGATTACCGCGATTACCTGGCGTGGGTTAAAGCCGGCAACACCCCCGAGCCTGCACCGGAACCTGAGCCCGTACCCGAGCCCACTCCAGCAGAGAAGCTCGCAGCAGCCGGGTTGACGGTTGATGAACTTAGAACTCTCCTTGGGCTCTGATGGCGGTGCGCTCTAAAACCGGCACCGCTCGCATCGAGCACAAGCCCGGACCACCCAAGACGACCAGTCAAGGTTACGGCCAGCACAGCCGTCCTCGGCGTCGTGGCCGCAAACCCCTCAAAGGTCAAGGCCGATGAGACCTCACCTAGTAGGGCGTTAGACTCTACCCAGGAGGAACATCATGGCTGTATCACCTGGAACGTACAACTTCACGCTCCAGCGCCGAGCGGATTATGTTTTGCAGCTGCAATTCAAAGACAACACCTCGTCTCCAATTAACTTAAACGGCTGGACCGTTGCCTCTCAGGTCTGGAACGAGGGTAGAACGAATAAGTTTGCTGACTTTACTGTCACATATACGAACCGCAGCACCGGAATGGTGCAGCTGTCATTGACGGCTAATCAAACTGCAACCTTTCCCGATGCCGCTTTTTACGACGTACTTTTGACTAATCCCTCTGGTGTCAAGGAGTACTACCTCCAAGGCATTATCTACGCCTCAGAGGGATACACGGGATGACCGACATCAACGTCACAACTAGCGTTGTTTACGTCGATGTCACCAACGACGGATTGACAACTGTCGTCCAATCCCCTTCAGCACCTGTAGTTATAGACGTAGTTACTCCGGGACCACAAGGAGCGTTTATTCCTCAGAAACTTGCAAACTTGGAAGATATGGACGTAACTGGTCTTACAGACCAGGCAGTTGTCTATTACAGCTCTGTGTCCGCTAAATTTAGGGCGGACGGCACCAACACGATTCTGTCACTCACGGACGGGGGTAATTTCTGATGGCTAACACGGTTCGCATCAAACGCCGCTTAGCCGGAGGTGCCGCCGGGGCTCCTAGCTCCTTGCAAAACGCAGAACTTGCTTTTAACGAGCAGGATTCCATCCTTTATTACGGTGTAGGAACTGGCGGGGCTGGGGGTTCAGCCACTTCGATCTTGGCGATTGGTGGTCCTGGCTCTATGGCCACGCTGAGCACTGCTCAGACGATTAGCGGCAATAAGACCTTCACTGGCTCAGTTGACCTTACTGGCGCCACAGCCACCGCTGCAACTCAACTCACCAGCGACAACAGTACAAAGGTTGCCACCACCGCCTATGTCAAAGGCCAGAGCTACATCACCGGCAACCAAACCATCACTTTCTCTGGTGACGCCACGGGATCGGGCACGACATCTGTTGCGCTGACGCTGGCAGCAACCGGTACTGCCGGCACCTACACCAAAGTCACCACCGACAGCAAAGGCCGTGTAACTTCCGGCACCACTCTCAGCGCTACCGACATCCCGACGCTGACTGCCAGCAAGATCAGCGATTTTGACACCCAGGTCCGCACCAGCCGCCTGGACCAGATGGCGGCAGCGGCCGCCGACGTGTCGCATGGTGGCTTCAAGATCACCAACGTTGCTGACCCCGTCAGTGCGCAGGACGCCGCCACCAAGGCATACGTCGATTCCACCGCACAAGGGCTTGACGTTAAGGGTTCAGTCAAAGCGGCCACCACCGCCAACATCACGCTAAGTGCCGCTCAAACCATTGATGGCATTTCGCTGGTTGCTGGTGATCGTTGCCTAGTCAAAAACCAGACCACGTCTAACCAAAACGGTATTTACGTCGTTTCAGCTAGCGCATGGACCCGTGCCACTGATTTTGATGCCTGGGCTGAAGTGCCCGGCGCGTTCACTTTTGTCGAGCAAGGCACAACTCAAGCCGATACAGGTTGGGTCTGCACCGCCGATGCAGGGGGCACGCTCGGCACCACATCAATCACTTTTGCCCAGTTCTCGGGCGCCGGCACCTATTTGGCCGGTAACGGTCTAGCACTTACCGGCAATAGTTTTTCTGTTACCGGCACCAGCAACCGGATCAGCGTCAGCGGTTCCGGCGTCGACATCGCCGCCACTTACGTCGGCCAGACCAGCATCACCACGCTGGGCACCATCGGCACCGGCACTTGGAACGGCAGCCTCATCGGCGCAACATACGGCGGTACTGGCGTCAACAACGGTTCAAGCACGATCACGCTGGGCGGAAGCCTGACCTTCACTGGCGCATTCACCACCGCCTTCACGGTCACTGGCAACACCAGCGTGACCCTGCCGACCACTGGCACCCTTGTCAACAGCGCCGTCACCACGCTTTCAAGCCTGGCCTCCGTTGGCACCATCACCACCGGCACCTGGAACGGCAGCACCGTTGGCGTTGCCTACGGCGGTACGGGTGCAACCACCCTGACCGGCGTGCTTAAGGGTAACGGCACCAGCGCCTTCACCGCTGCGGTGGATGGCACCGACTACCTGAGTCCAAACGCAACCATTGACGGCGGCACCTTCTAAGGTGCTCCGCTGTCAATTCCGCCTACATAGGTATTACCGGACAGCCAAATGGCAAACACAGTCAAACTCAAGCGATCAGCAGTAGCCAGCAAGGTTCCGTTGACGACGGACTTGCAGCTCGGCGAGCTTGCTCTCAACACGTATGACGGCAAGCTCTACACAAAAAAAGATAACGGCACTGCTTCCATCGTCGAGATTGGCGGCGGCAGTGGTGGTGTCACTGCAGTTTCTGGAACAGCGCCGATTACAAGCACTGGGGGGACCACTCCAGCCATCGGTATAAGCGCAGCCACAACGTCTGCCGCTGGCTCTATGTCGTCTGCCGACAAGACAAAGTTGGACGGCATCCAGGCAGGAGCACAGGTCAACGTTGCGACAAACCTTGGCTACACCGATGCGACCAGAGCGCTGACATCAAGCACCGGCACTGGCGTGACACTGCCATTGGTGACAAGCTCCGCCCCTGGATTAGCTCCCGCAAGCGGTGGCGGCACGACCAACTTCTTGCGTGCAGACGGCTCATGGGCTGCTCCTGGTGGTGGTGGCGGGGGTGGCTTAACTCAATTTCAAGAGAGCAAATCCACTGCCAGTCCAAATGCCACAACTCCAGTTGATGCGCTGACTGCCACCGATGCGAGTTATAGCAACATTGACGTGGCTTTAGTCGCCAAGGGCACGGGTGCAACGTTGGCGCAGGTACCCGATGGAACTATGGCTGGTGGGAACAAGCGAGGGAATTACGCAACAGATTTGCAAAAACAACGATCCAATTCATCTCAAGTTGCGTCTGGCATAAACTCTTCTATTGTTGGCGGAGCAAACAATCAAAATTCTTCTGACTACGGTTTTATAGGAGGCGGAAGCGACAACCTTGCTCAAACATCTGGGGCAGCAACCATTTGCGGTGGTACTAACCACACTTCAACCGGTTACGCTTCTTTTGTTGGAGCTGGTACAAGTAATTACTGTTCAGCAAATAGAGGCGCAATAGTGGGCGGCGCAAACAACATTGCAGCGGGATATGCAAGTTTTATTGGTGGCGGCTATACCAATCGAGCTGATGCCGATTATAGCTGTATTCCGGGCGGTGCTTACGGCACAGATCGAAACATTGTCGGCAATTTTGTTATTGCAGCATGTCTCGATCCGCTTTTATCTTACACACGCGGCACGTGTCAATCTGCTCGCGTTATCCTTGGGGGAAAGACTTCAAGTGCGACCCCGCTCGTCCTTACAAGCAATGGTTACTCTGCCTATTTTAATAATCAAATCTATCTCGGGGGATATGCAAATTCCGCTTATAGCTTTGCAGGCGATATTATTGCAGGCGTTACGGGTGCCGGAAATACTGCACGTTGGGCTTTTAGCGGCGCAGTCAAACGTGGAGCATCTGGGTCAAACCCAGTTTTTGTAGGAACGCCTACAATCACAAAAACCCACTCTGATAGCGGCGCATCGACATGGGCTGTAGCATTTAGTATTGATACCACTTATCAGTGCATTTCTGTTACCGTTACTGGCCAGGCCAGTACCAATATCCGCTGGGTTTGCACTTTTGACACTACCGAGATGACCTTCTAATGGCCTTCACAACTTCCCTGACCGAAACCAACATCGGCATCCCGCTTGCCGATACCTATGCCCGCATCACCCTGCTGCGCTGCGACAAGGAACAGTGCTTAATGCAGGTTTCGCATTACGCGAACGCGGATGCACGTCACGCCAATGCACAGCCGGTCTATGACCGCACGGTATTTTCCCCCACGGCTGAGTTGCAGCCTGGCGCCAACCCGCTGGCCATCGGTTACGCCTGGCTGAAGACCCAACCCGAGTACGCCGACGCGGTGGATTGCTGATGATCGGAACTACTCTACGCAGTAGTTTTTCAAGGCTACAAGCTAGGGTGGGCTAGCTGCCTCAGTTTTGTGCGTCCCTTAGAACGCTCGATGGAAACCGAGCTGCGCCGTGAAACCACGCAGCGCCTGCTCCTTGAACTCCACTCCGACCGTCAGTACGACGAGCTGCTGGCTGCTGCTGAATTACTTAACGAGCTGTTCACCCATCAGCTCACAATCTCCCGCTGGCTGGCACAGGAAGCTGCTGAAAATCTCGGTGCTCAGTTTGAAGGCACCCGTGTCCTATAGGGGTCGATAAGATAGCCCTATGACCAGCTTCCTAGGACAAGCTCAGTGGACGACCCCCAGAAAAGCCTCCTAGAGACGTTTTCGGAAGCGGTCCCACAAGCCCTAGCTGTCGGTCTTATCGCCATTGGTGGTTTGCTGTTTTCGATGCAGGTGTCGTTTGCCAGACTCGATGCCAACGTGCAGCAGCTGCTCAAATCCATTGAAGAATTGAAAACCGACACAAGAACGCAGATGACAGACCTGGAAAACAGGGTCCGTGTTTTAGAAATTAAAGACGCCCATTAAACTGACGTAGTTATTCCACTACCCATGGAAAACCACGTTGACACTATGGCCGTAGCGGCCATCATATTCGGTGCCGGTAGCGAGCTGATTGCCCTCTCGCCACTGAAGTCCAACAGCTGGGTGCAGCTACTGCTCCAGTTTGGGCGAGTAGCGCTTCCTCCTCGCCGCCGCTAAGGCTGGCAGCGCAGATACCAACCGCCGGAACCTCCGACCATCCAGCGGGGGTTCCAGCTTCCACGGCTGTAGCTGACCCCCGCACCGTTGAGGTTGGGGGTGTAGCCGCCGTTTACCAAATCAGCCACCCCATTCGGATCGTTGAGGATCCAGGAGGTGGCGTTGTAGCCGATCATGACGCTCCAGTGGCCGCCGCCCGTTGGTGCGTTGCGTGAGCCGTGGTGCAACCAGCCCACAGCCACCGGCCGACCGGCATTGATCTCCGCCTCAAGGGTGGCCGCATTGCCGTCGGTGTGAAAGTCGGCCTTTAGCCCCAGCGATCTAAGCGCGGATAACTGCGCCTGGGCGTCGGTGCTGTCGCCGACGCGGATTGAGTTGTAAGCATCGTCGTTAGCGACCTTGCCCCAGTGCATGGCAAGCATGGCGCAGGAGCTGCTAAAGCACTCGCGGTAGCCCGTGCCGGACTTGTTGTCGTTCTGGGACTGGTACTTGACCTTAAGGGGATTGCTGAACGCAGGAGCCGCAGGGCCGGCTTTGTAATCCACCACCCATTCGGCTGATTCGGTGAGCAAGCAAGGGTCAGCCTGCCGGATGTGCTGTCCCAGCAAGGCGACCGCTTTGCGCTGGTGGGGGAGATCTTTGTAATTAGCCCAGAACTGGAGCCATCGGTCGTCGCTGAACTGGGTATCGGTGATCATGTGCCTACCAAGTAATGACTCCATTCTGACTAAGTGAATTAGGCCACCATCAATACCGACTTCAGATAGCTGGCTTGCCAAATGGCCAACAACTCTTTGGCGTGATCTCGCTGAGCCTCGCTGGCCTTGGCAAACGCACGGAGCATGGCCACCTGCCCAGCGTCGTAATCGTAGGGGTAGAGGTGGTGGCTGAGTTGATCAAGGATCTCCACGTACTCGCGAGCGTTCTGCTGGGCCTCCAGAAGCAGGCTGAGGGACTGAGGCAGGGCGTTGCTGGTGTGCTGCACTTGCGCGGTGTGCGTACTTACCTACTCAGAAGACCATGTCAAATGGGTTATCGCAAGCCCCCTGAATGCCCCAGCCCCGCATCCGAATCGGATACATCCGCGTTTCCACCGCCAGCGAAGAGCAGCTGTCCGCCCTCGAAAACCAACGCAGCCGCATCAAAGCCGCAGGCGTGGACAGGATTTACGAGGATGTCGCCTCGGGCCTCAGCCAAACCAGAGCGGGGTTTGGCGAGGTCGAAAAGCTGATCGATAGCAAGACAGTTTCAGAACTGGTTGTCACACGGATTGACCGACTGGGCCGCCAGGCCGACGCGGTGGACCTGTTCCTCTTCTTTGCCGCCAAACGCAAAACCCTGGTCACGGCGCTGGATGGCGGCACCGTCGATACCGATTCGCCCTACGGCTTTTTCCAAAGCCGACTGTGGACCTCGCTGGCGGAACTGGAATCCCGGATGCTGTCCCTGCGCATCCATAGGGGATTGGCGGCGGCGCGGAAGATTCGGAAACCGCTGCGGGGCAGGGCGCCCTGGGGCTACCAAATCACGGAAGACAAGAAGGCTTTAACACTCGATCCAGTGGAGGCGCCGAGAGCAAGCGCCTTTATTGAACTGCTCAAAGGCCTGGACTGGCGAATGAACACCGCCCTGGATGTGTGGGCTGCTACCGGTCATGGCGACATTCCTCTCCACTCCTGCAGGGCGGTCAGGGCGTGGCTACTAAATCCAATCCTTCGCGGAGGTATCGGGTACAACCAACGTGCCAACCACCAGTTTGATGAAATCGTATGGGACACTCACGCAGCACTACTGACCAAGGAAGAATTCAATAAATACGAAGCGACTCTTGCAAAAAACAAAAGGCTCTGGGGGGTTAACGCGACGATGAAAGTTCGATTGCTTACCGGCCTATGCGTATGCACCCGATGCGGCCTGCGAATGCCCTACGCAGGGGGAAGGGTGCATCCGGCGCTTTTATGCAAAAACCGCATGTGCTCGCAACGTTACAAGTCGACACCTGAGTCGGTGGTCAATGCAGCAATCTGCAGCACTCTGTCGCATCGGGCGGAGGAGATCGCCACCCACGTTGCTGTTGAGTCGCCAGAAGAAATCGAACTGAAGGCTTCCATTGCAAAACTTGAAGCAATGCAAGACTCCGACCTAGAGGGGGTTCTCGGCGAAAAACGGGAAAAATTGCGCAAACTGCATAAAGGGGTGTCTATAGACACCGAGCTCATGGAAGCACTACGGGATCCCGCTTTCTGGGACGCTTACTCCTACGACGAGAAGGTAGACCTATTTCGGACGTTGGTGGACAAAGTAGAGATTCAGGATCAGTCGGTGCTGAGGGTGGTTCCTCGCGTTTGATGTAGCGCCTAAGCCCGTCCAGCAATAGATCACGCAACTCAGATTTTTTCATAGCGGTCTACTGTACGCCGCAATTAGCAGCTTTCTGCTGTTGCAGCCTGATGGCGCGGGTCTCTAGCTGAAACTCGAGCATGTCCACCGTCCTGGCTAACTCGCAGGTGGTGGCCATCGAAATTGCATCGTTTAGACGCCGGATAACCTCCTTTCTGGGGGCCATCCGGTCGTCCATTGTCAACTACGGCGTTAGATAGCTACATGTTACTGAATCGCTTCTAGCTCCTGGATAGCGCGGTTGATGTACCAAGCGGCTTTTTTGAGATCCTGCAAAGGCCCATCAAGTTCTTTGGCATCGCATCGGAATAAGTATTTGTGGGCATTGCCTTTGCAATACCCCAAAAACCCTTCCAGCCCAAGGGATGCACGAATGGCATCAATGCACTCAATACCCCCGGCACCTTGGTAGTGCTTGGGATGGTTGACGGGATCGTGGTTGAACATCAGTTGGCAGGAACAGGGTTTGTGCGGGCTGCTTCAGCCTTTAGGTATTCCTGGTACAAACCGGTGTAGGTGTGATCGCCAGCTTCCTTACGGCCGGAGCACTCCCACAGCCAATCCAAAAACTCCTGGCGTTTTTCCTGGACAACCGGATCACAGGGGTGGGGCATGGGTTCAGCAGGTTGAGAGGGGTCAGTCACTGGGTGAAGTATGGGGTCAACAACAGCCGCCACCTCGCGGAGGAGCTGTTTACGGATCAGCTGGGAACAAGCCCACCAACCGTTTTCGTATGGGGGATCGAGCCCCATCGTTGGCGAGGGCTCATCCGGTGTCAGTTCATCGGCCAAGAAGGCAATGACGCTGGCCATCCGCATGGGGTGATCCAGGGTCAACTCATTGAACTGAGGATGCCGGTAAAGCCAGAGACATTGCGCGATCAATCCATCGCCGGGAACCCCGGTGGTCATACCCGCGCAAGCGTCACTTGCTCAGTCTGGCACTGATATTTACCAGCCCGTGAGGCGTAAGAAACCCCACACTGTTCACCCTCAAAAAACAGCAGTTGGCAAATGCCTTCGTTGGCGTAAAGCCTGCAATCAGCACCTGAGCTATTGGAAAACTCAAGCGTCAGGTGGCCGCGCCAACCAGCCTCAGCCGGGGTCATGTTGGCAATGACACCCATGCGGGCGTATGTGCTTTTACCCAGGCAGATGGCGGTGACATTTGTCGGCATCGCCAAGTGCTCAAGGGCCACACCCAGGCCGTAGCTGTGGGCGGGAAGGATGAAGTACGAACCACGCGCCCCGTCGTGGTGAAGCTCAACGTCCTCAAGATTTCGAGGATTGAAAGCCTTGGGGTCCATGATCGTACCGGGCACATGCTTGAACACCGCAAACTGCTTGGGCGATAGACGGATGTCATAGCCGTAGCTGCTGCAGCCGTAGCTCAGCACCGGCCGACCCAGATGATCTAGATCAGGAGACCGCCGAATCAAGTCGGGTTCAAAGGGTTTGATCATGCCGCTGTCGGCGCGGCTGCGGATCCAGATGTCGTTTTTAAGCACAGTCAGCTTGATTAGTTGTGGTTGATAGCGGCGTCACGGACGCCAAAAACACGGTGCATTCGTTGGCGAACTCATCGCCCGCCTCGGGAAAGCCAAATCCGCAAACCCCATTAGACCAGTGCAAACACTCAACGCAGTAACGTAGCTGTCCCACCCTAGGTGGATGCAGTTCCCAGTACACGTCCTTGTACCGAAGCCCCGTTTGGATCAACGAGATGGCCTGTCGGGTAATGCCGTAAATCGCTGCCAGCTCGCGCTGGGGTAGCCCGGACTGAATAATTGCGCGAGCATCTTCACGCGAAAGACGACGCCACGCATCACTCCGCCCAGCTTGAGTATCCCATTTGGACTGGTAGGGCAGCCCATCGTTTTCCTTGGTGAATACAGTCCAGCGATGTGAGCACACATTGCACTGGAGCCGCCGCCTCCGCTCCCCCCTAACCGTCATCCGAGTTTCCTTAATAGTCCACTCCTGCATCCCGCACTGCTCGCATTTAGTCACCAGCAACCTCCAGCTCGGCGGCGATGTCATCAAGAGCATCAACGCAGTTTTTTATTCCGCAGATGAACTCCGTTTTTGGTTGTTCGCGGACTTCGTTTCTCCATTGATCCGCAGCGGCTCGCAGGGCGGCGGCAATGCACTGCCGGTAGACGGGATTGTTAATCACGTTGGGGTTGCCCATCGTGCCTGCGGTCATCACTGCCTGCGCGGCGGGGGGGAGCTTAGTCATTAGCACCCCCAGCGTTCCAGCACGGCACGAAGCGCGTACGTCTGAGCGGCAGGACCTTGGCGGTTATTGCAGGCGTAATACGCAGCGCGATATGTCTCGCAAAGCTCCTCATCCGTGGGCCCCACCGGCTGCTCAGCCAGGGCGGCTGCAGTGCGACTACGGAGTTCAGTTAAACAAGACGTACCGCTATACTCTTCTTCCACTATTTCAAAAAGCTCAGCGCACAGCGCTCGCCAGTCGGCGGGGGACAACGCTGGGCCAATACCGTGTCCGCATAGGAGCAGAAGCCGTTCATGCTCTTCGTTGGAAATGTTTTCCATAAATTGTTCAGTCATCGAGTTGCTCCAAGGCTCGGCGAATAAGTGCAAGTTCTTCAGGACCAAACGTGACATGAGCACCGTCTGTTCCTGCTGGTCTTGCTAGTTCCAGTGCCTGCACCTTCAAGCTCGGAGACACGGGGCGGCGGGCGGCGCGGAGGAGCTTTGCAGTTTCCTGCGGATCGTTGCAGTCCACGTCCTCCAGCCACTCACAGCACGCCTCCAGCTCCTGGTCAGCGCCCCATTGGGCGGCGCGGGTGGCGAGCTGCCGTAATTGGGCAGGGCGCACGGTAAGCATTTGGAAAGAGTCGGCGTCATACGGCGCTGGCTCGGCCATCCACTGCTGCACCAGCTCCGGCGGTGGGGTGATGGGGTGCTTCATTCCTGATCCTCCTCTTCCTCTTCGGCATCCTCGTCATCACCCAAAAATGCAGGTTGCAGTAGGAGAAAGTTGACCGCCAGCACAAGTTGCTGCACCTCCTCCAGATCGAGAGTCACCCCACAAGCGTTGGCAGTGTGATCAAGATCTTCCAGCACCACGTAGGGCCCAGAACCATCGTTCTCCAGCGAAATCAGCAGGGCATCCGTGCCCAAAATGGGATCTGCTTCTTCCTCGTGAAGAGCAAGTTTTAAGACCGTGCAGCGATAGCTCATGCCCGACCCTCAGCACGCATGGCTTCTTGTTTGAGCAGATTGCTCACTTCCTCGTGTTGGCCAAGGCGTTCAGCGATGGCACGTAGGTGAGCAGCGCAAACCCGGTGACGCGGTGCATCAACACCGGCTTTCCAAAACATCATCGATGTCTTCTCCCAATCCTTAAGCATGTCCATGTAGAAGGGAGGGTTTAAGTCGGGAATCAGACTGGCTTTGTACTCATCCACGGCTGACCGCCACCAATCATCCACAAACGCATCACCCAAATAGTTGTTAATACAGGCGATGGCTTCTGTAAGAGAAGCCGCCAAGTTTTCAGCATGATCAAGTGACTTCATTGAGCTCCTTGTAAAGAGAACATTCAGATGCAAACCAGATGTTTTTGCGCGGCTCAGGAAAACCCAAGTCGCAGTACCCAACACGCCGATCCCAGTGCAAGCACTTGAAGCAGGTGTGGGTACGGTTTTTTGACGGCCGGCGCTCAAGCTCAGGTGCAAAATTCCGATAAGACTCACCCCGGCGCACGTTGCTGACGGTCTGCCGGCTGACGCCGAACTGAGCCGCCACTTCAACGTCGGACTCCTGGGAAGTCAGGATTGCCCGAACTTTTTCGGCGTCAAGCTTGGGATAGGAAGCGCGTCCAGCCATCAGGTTTTGACCTCCGCTACACAGGTGCCGGTGGGCCAGCGGTTAGAGGCCAACCTCTCAGCCTCCAACCCACTACGCGCATGAAGGGTGACCTTCATAGGCAACGCATTCGGGAACTTGATTGTTACCACGTAAGGTTTTGTCAGATCCGTGGGAAGCGGCCGGGAGATACCCGGCCCCAAACGAGCAGCTTCCTGATCGGGCTCCTGGGCATACAAGACGACATTGTCCATGGGGCGACTAGAAGTCATGGAGCCTCCGAGGCAGATTCGATCTCTGAGCGAACAGCTTGCTTAGCCCTGCGGCTGGCAAATTTGCTCAGGCTCGTCACGTGGTACTCCCCACAAAACTGGCAGAGATACACGTCGGTCTTGACGCCGGACTTGGTGGCAATGCGCTTGGCGCTGTGCTTGGCCTCACGCCGAGAGATGTAGGGAATCTTGCCGGCGCAGTTGCGCTCATGCCAGTCGTCCACGTGTTGATCAGGGGTGAAAGTCATTTGGCCTCACCCCAACTCTGAGCAACGCTGCCCTCCCCGATCAGCCGCACACAGTCCCCAAGCACGGATTTGCCAGCATCTTCCATCTCAGCCAGCATCATGGCAAGCACCTCGGCGCTGTCCTCGGTGTCGCACTCGACCACCAGTTCATCGTGGATGGTGGCCACAAACCTGGCCGTGCGGGGCAGCTTGGCGTGAACCTCGATGATGGCCAGCTTGTTGATGTCGGCGCCCGTGCCCTGAACACGGTTGTTGGCCTGCACGGTGAGCTTGTTATCGCAGCCAAAGAGGTAACGCCTACGCCCTAAAGCGGTACGTACCTCCAGTCCCTCGGTGGCGGCTGCCTGGCATTCGCGGTGCCACCGGCCAAAAGCTGGATAAGCCTTGTGCCAGAGGTGGTGGAAACCTTCGGCCTCCCCCAGGGTGATGAAGATGCCGAGGGTGGCAAAGTAATTCATCAGACCCCTGGCACCACTGCCAAACAGCAAGCCGAAGTTGGCGCACTTGGCTGCCCGGCGTTGCGCAGAGCTGACCTCGGCTTCCTCGATGCCGTACATCAAAGCTGCCGTGCGCTGGTGGATGTCGGCACCTTCGTTGAAGGCGTCCAGCATCCGCTGCTCCTTGGCTAGAGCAGCTGCAATCCGCAACTCCATGCCGCTGAAGTCAGCAACGCAGAGTGAACGGCCCCACTCAACCCTGAACGCACAACGGAATGCTTCGTCCCTCGGAATGTTCTGCAGGTTGACCGAGCTGCTTGAGAACCGACCGGTGCCGGTGGCTAAGGGCATAAACCGGCTATGAACGCGGTGGTTGTCATCCACTGCCTCAGCCAGTTTCTGGGCCATCATCAGCCGCTTTTCGGCCTTCCGGTAGCTCAGATACATCTGCACCAACGGATCACTGCTGAACCGAGCCAGCACCTTCTTATCGGTCGAGGGCTTACCAGTGTCATCAACGGGCTCAATGCCCACTTCGTTGAAGTAGCGCAGCACCTGTTGGGAGCTGTTGATGTTGAAGCCGGCGTACTGCTTGGTGCCCAACCGGATGCTGCCGCTGTCCTTCGCACGAAGGTTGAAGCTGCCATCCGGGTTGCGTGGTAATCCCTCAGCCATGAGCCTGCAACCTCCCATCCAGAGTTTCCAGGAAGCACTCGCGGGAGGACTGGGTCTCGTCGGTGTACATCCTGATGCAATCGTCGATCTCGTCAGGATCGAGCCGGAAGCCGGTGGCCTCCATCTCAACCACCGCTGGAATCAGTGCGCACTCGATCTTGTAAATGGTGCGGAGGCCCTGGGCGTGGATCTTTTCATGCAGCACGCCGGCCGCATCCATCGTGTACTTGATGTCGTTCATTGCATAGGTGAGCTTGTCTGGGGTCAACTCTTCGTTCATCCAGTCGGATGACTGAAGCGTTTTATCGATCTTGACCTTCAGCTCTCTGTTGCAAATCGCTTCCAGGTTGTGCTTGAGCTTTGCCATGCCGTTGTAACAAAGTTGACTGGCGATGTAAGTGTCGTAGAAGGTTGGGCGGTGAGTAACGGTGGGCTTGCCACCGAGATAGATACCGCAGCCGAGCATGACGCGGTAATCAAAGGCCAGAGCCTGTCCGGTAATGACCGACGCTTCCTGCTCAAGGAATTCACGGATGCACTGCAGGTGGGCAGTGCCAAGTTCCAGCGTGTCGAGATAGAAGCTGTAGCCGTCCTCGTTGCCGAACTGCAGCAGCCGGACCTGCAGCCACCCTTGAAAAGACAATGGTGCCAACGCTGTTTCCGTGTCGAACACGTAGGTCAGCCCTAGGCGTTCAAACTTGGCTTCGAGATCTTTGGTCGTCAGCATCAACCGACTCCTGGGCGGAGAAGGCGATGCCAGCACTCATGATTCATCGGGCTGCGCTCCGTGTCGCAGTGGATTACGTGGCTGAGTATGTACGCCACTTGGGAGCACGTCAAGCAGTAGGCCGGCCGGATTCAGTTCTGGCCCTAGCAAACGAGCAAAACCACGAATTGGCGTAGCCGATATCTTGAGGTAACGATAGGGTGCCCGTGCATTGGCTAGCGACCGTGGTGGATTGGGGACAGACGGATGAGCACATCCGGCAGCTCGGGATTGAGGCAGATGGTGAGCTGCGACTGGCTTTGTTCCCCCCGAAAGGCGGCGAGGGCAACACCGGCTGTCGGTATGTCCCCTACGTCGCCGACGGCAGCCACCGGTCAGAGGTGGAAAAGCTGCTCAACCAGCTGCCGAACTACAGCCTGGGGTTCATCCCCAACCCCGGCGGCACCCAGAACATCCAGATCAAATGGTGCCGGTGCCTGTTCTCAGAGGACGACAACCCGGACACCGACAAGGAGTACAAGGTCAGCCAGTGGGAACGGTGCGGCCTGCCGCGCCCCAGCCTGCAGGTGTGGACCGGCGGCAAGAGCGTCCATAACTATTGGGTTTTCACTGAGCCGGTCACACCGGACGAGTTCCGCCGGCTGCAGAAAATGCTGTTCGCGCATATCAGCGCATCAGATGAGCTGGCGGTCGTGGACACATCCCTGTCCAAGCCTGCGCAGCTGCTGAGGTTGGCCGGTGGCAAGCACCCAAGCACCGGCAACCAGGCCCTGGTGATCAGTGCCACGGGTGAACGATTCACCCCGGAGCAACTGGAGGCCCTGATAACCCCCGGCGCCCATGCACCCGCCAAATCGCAGTTTGCAAACAGCGAACGTGCACAACACGCCGAGGACGGCATTCCTTACGAGCGCCTGACCGCCACCCAGAAACATGCGGTGGTGGTTGAAGCCCTGCGTTTTGCACCCCAGCGAGGGGAGCCAGGTAGTGGCACCTACCCAGCAGCGCGGGACATCCTGGCTGCCCTGGTTCACGAGTACGGCGTGGATCTGGCGCTGGAGTTGGCGGCCCAGGCACGCTGGAGCCAGGAGCACTGGGATATTGAGAAGACGGCGGCCTCACTGGTGGATGCACCGCAGTTGCGCAAAACCATCTGGTCCGTTTTTACAGCCGCGCAGGCAAACGGTTGGGTCTGCCCCTGGCCCCTCAATAGAACTGTCAAGGCGGGGGATAGTCAGACTGAGGCGGATCCCCTGCTGCAGGAGCTTAAACAGGCTTCCTTGCGTCAGTGGACTGAAGCCCGCGCCGCGCACTTCTCATTGGCCGACGTATTCCACCCCAACATTGCCGCCATGCTGGGAGGTCGCGCCGAGGCTTTCCCAGTGTCCGACGTGGCGACCCTCGCACCCTTCATCACCACGATGTCCTCGGTGCTCGGCAAACGTTACGTAGTGGAGGTGAAAAAGGGCTGGCGTGAACCCTGCATCTTCTGGATGGGCACGGTCGCACCGGCCTCGTCACTGAAAACACCAGTGGCCAACCAGTTTCTATGGCCCCTGCAGAAGCTCGATGGGGCAGCCCAGCGCGCCTACAAAGAAGCCGTGCGGGCCTGGAAAGCAGCTCCCAAGGAAGAAAAGACTGCACCCCCGCAGCTCCCCCGCCAGCGCGTGGTGGTTGATGCCACGTTGGAGGGGCTAGCCACGCTGCTTGAGCGAGAGGACGTGCCGGGGGTTGTCAGCTTCCACGATGAGCTGGCCGCCTTTATCGGCGATATGGACAAGTACCGGGCCAACAAGTCCGACCGGGCGCACTGGCTATCGATGTGGTCCGGCGGCGGGCTGAACATCCTGCGTAAGGGCAGCGACCCGATTCACGTGGAATCCACCAGCGTGTCGCTGTTTGGCGCCATCCAACAGGACAAGCTGTGCGATCTGCTCTACGGCGACGACGCAGCTTCCAAGAGCGGCGATGGCTTTTGGGCCCGGTTCCTGTGGGTGGTGCCGCCGCACATCTTCCCCAAGACCAACCTGAACGAGCACGAGATCAACGGTGAGTTGATGGAGCTGGTGGAGCGGCTGGATGCTTTCAGCAATCGACCGGTGGTGGTGCGCCTGACGCCAGAGGCTTGGGAGCTGTTCGCCGAGACCGCCGACGAGTTCAGCTACGAAGCTGAAAACACCTACGCCAGCCGGGCTGCGTTCCTGGGCAAACTGCGGGGTTACCTGGCCCGATTTGCCGGGTTGCTGCATGCCCTTGACCACGTGGCACATGACGGGGTGATGGATCAGGTGGACCGGCAGATCCCCCGCAGCGTGATGGAACGGGCGGTGATCCTGACCCGCTACTTCCTGAATCAGTTTGACGTGTTGGCTCCCGAGGTGGGAGCAAGCGACCTACCGGGTTGGGTGGTGAAGATCCTGGAATTCAGCAAGAGTGAGACGAATAAGACAGGGTATGTGACACCCCGTGATTTGATCCACCGCAAATGGGCAAAAGACTCTATGGATGCCAGCAATAAGCTTAAAAAGCTTGTCACAGACTACGGTTTGGGCCGGTTGGTGAAGACCCCCAGAAAGGATCAGGTGTGGTGGGAACCCGGTGCCAACTGTTAGAACTGTTAGAAGAATTTTTGGCAACTGTTAGCCTCAAATCGACTGCGCTGGAATGGATTTGGCCAACTGTTAGAACTGTTAGTGTTAGACGGGGTAGGGGAATAAAAAGGAGGAGGGAAGGAGGGGTCTCAGTGAGTCTCAAATGCGTAGGGAAATAGAAAAAGTGAAAAAAGCTGATACCACTAACAGTTGATACCTCTACACCCCCTAACCCCTTGGTATCACACATATTTCAACTGTTAGAAACCCTTCTAACAGTTGTCTAACAGTTCAGCAGTTGCAGCTCTTATGCAGCAGGCCTCACCAAGTGGCCATACGTACCTGCAAAGTGTGTGGGTAACGAGCCGACGCCATGAGCACTAACCCAGCCCACTACGTCAACCCTGACGAGGTGATGGCAGCAGGTCGCCGCAAGATGCAGACCCTCGCCTTGCGCTTCTACCGCCAGGCCACCCAACCCAAATGGCTCAAGTGCAGCCAGGCCCTCTACAAGGAGGAGAAGTGGCACCTGCACTCAAGCCAGATCGGCGGCTTCAGCTACGGCAAGTTGAAGGATCCCTCACCCAAGAGCCTGTACGTGATGGGCCAGCTGAACCTGTCGCTGGCCGCATCGCTGACGGATGCCAACGACAACCCGCGCTACCCCCAGGTGACCGGCGTCCCCAAGCTGCCGCAGGATCTCAAGCGGTTCTGGGGCAGCTGGGAACCGATGGTGGACGCCCAGGGCAACGTGCTCGGGCCCGTCGAACTGTTCCGGGTGATGATCGACGACATCGACCTGGGCTTTGACGAGGAGCGCGTCATCCCGATGGAGGCCGAGGAGGCCGTCAGCAAGGCCCTGGCCGTCCACGTGCGCCTGGCGCTGGCCAAGAAGGGGGTGGACTTCTTCAGTGCAATGGAGCAGTTGCGCACGGTGTGCCCGACGATGGAACCGCTGCTGATGGGCAAGGTGATCCCCGGCGACCAGCTGGTGCGCGACCTGCAGGCCATCAGCAATGCCATTGGTGAAACGGATACCGACCTGTGGGTGCTCTGCCTGGATCACATCAACCAGGCGCAATAAAACGCAAAAACGTAGGTAGTAACGTAGGGAGGCATTTCCACGTAAGTCTGTGACCGCCATCCCGTCGATGCTCATGCCCCCTCGGCCGATGGGCAGCCAATCCCGCCGCACCGTCTGGAACGAAGAGAAGCGGCAGCGGACCTACAGCATCACGGACTCCGCCCAGACACTGGTCACCGACCTGGCAGAAGCCAATGGTATGAACCGAAGTGAGGTGATCGAGGTGCTGGTGCGCTGGGCCGTCAAGGAGGGCCTGGACCTGATCGAGCTGCGGTCCCTGCTGGCCAAAATGCTGAACACTTGACGTAGCCATGTAATGACGTAGGATTGCGGGACGGGTGACCCCCGCCACCGCACCTACGTCACAACGATGCCTTTCATCAACGCCGCTGAAGTGGCAGCAAACTTCACCCAAATCAAAGAGCAATCTCAAGGCGGCTACCTCTGCATCCACAAGCTGCCCGTCACTGGTGGTGCTGTCCGGTTTTTCATCCTGTCCGAAGAGAGCCAGATCGGTCAGGAAGCTTGGTTCAAAAAGCTCGATGGCACCGGCAGCATTTCTCGTCGTTTCAAAAAAGCCCCCAGCCCTGCGCTGATCGCGGAATACGAGAAAGAGCTGGCCGCCACCATTGACCACCGTGAGGGCAAGCCCCCCACCAACGGTTACATGGCCTTTTTCGTGTACGACTACGAAGCCGCAGCGGTAAAGCTGTTGTCGATTACGCAAACCAGCGTCATCACCGCAATCCTTAATTCCGTCAGCGACCCGGACTTCCAGCCCCTCAGTGACTGGGACATCGAGATCAACCGCAAAGGTGCATTGCTTGAGACCCGGTACACCGTGGTGCTGAAAAAGACCCTGCAGCGTGACCCCGATGTGAAAGCTGAGGTGGCAGCAGCATGGGCTGAGGCTCAAAAAGCCGGGTTTGACCTGGACCAGCACCTGCTGAACGGCAACCCCTTCGGTAAGTCCGCCTAACCCTCACCCACACACAACCGCTGCCCGCATCTCATTTCCCACTGCCGGGGCCAGGTGGTGGATCAGCAGATCTCAGATGCACGAAGGGTTCCCATCGAGGACAACGTCCGGTTTCAAGCGTCGCTGCTCTCTCAGGCGTTGTAAGCACACCTGGGGCCTCTAACGGGGCCCCACAACCTCACCTAGTTATGACCACCACCTCACCACCTGAAACGCTTCAGAGCGCCACCCAGGAGCCTCTCTGCCCCGTCGCTGTACCCGGCAAGGTGCGCTATGGGCTGATGAACCTGCAGGGCCAGTACCTCGTCCACGCCTACAAGGTGGAGCACGGCTGGTCCGAATGGCACACCGAGCCCTTCGATGCCATCGAGTGGGTGGATGAAGACTCCGTCTACGCCGCCGCCAAGGTCTGGCTGCAGATCCATAACCAGCCCCTCGTCGTGGTGCGGCTGTGAGTGAATCCAGGCTTGACCCCGATCCACTGGGTGACTCGGCAGTCAGCGTCCAACGCCTACCCGATCACTCCGGCTACGAGGTCAAAGGGTTTGGCGTTTTGGCACCGGTTACCACCGTGCTCAACCGCACCAGCAAGGGCAAAGAGCGGCTGGAGAAATGGCTCAAGCGCCCCGGCGCAGAAGCCGCCAGCAAAGCCGCCCGCACCCGTGGCACCTGGACCCACCAGCAGATCGAAAACTGGATCTGCGGCCTACCAACGGAGAAGCATTTCGCCTTCTCCAGTTATTTCCGCAACGTGCGGCCATGGCTGGAGGAGAACTTCATCCGAGCCGTCGGGATTGAAAAGCCGATCTGGCATCCAATGCCCGCCGGTTTCGCCGGCACTTTTGATTGCCTCGGCTATGCCAAGGGTGAAAAGGATCCAGAGGGTGAGCTGCTCACCCTGATGGACTGGAAAACCAGTCAAAACGACCGGCGCAAGACTCCAGATCTCGTGATCGAGTACTGCCACCAGCTCGGCGCCTACGCCGCCGGGATACGCAATACCTTTGGCATTGAAGTAGAGCGAGCACTGCTTGTTATCGCCAGGCCCCACGGCGATGGTCCCGACGTATGGGATTTCACCGCCGCTGAACTGGCTGAGTTTGAAGCGGCCTTTCTTAGCCGCGTAAGTAGCTATTACGAACTACTCAAAGACTAGTGATATTGCGACTTCTGGCCTTTCTAACGCGCAACCGTCGCCCCCTCAGCCATCATGACAACATCGCCGCAGCTGCCCAAATGGCAAAGCAACAAAACTGCACGATCATCCGATTCCGCTACACCAACAAGTCGGATGCGATCTTCAAAATCAAGGGGGCGCTCCTCGGTGAGGCGCTCCATCAGAGGCTGGATGTGCTCCTGGATGAGCACCTCAGCCCCGAACTCGTCCCGGTCATCGGTGTCTGCACCATCAACGACAACGGTGAGCAGGAGCGGGAGAACATCCGTCTCAACGTGGTCTAGGCGTCAGCTGGCGTTGCTTACCGGTTCCGCAATCCCATTTATCGTTGGATTTGCGCTCGGCGGCTACGTCTTCGACACCTACAACACGGGGACTAGAGCCATTCATAGCCCCGCCCAACAGGTGCGCCATTCATACGGCCTCGGCGTTGGCCCTTAAGCGCCATTCATTGCACTGCGAGAGGGTCAGATGCTGCATTCATTGCCGCCAACGGAGCCTGCTGCCTATGTCGACTACCTGCAGCCGCCGACGTACATGCGGGCCCGGTGTTGGCCTGTGCCCGGCGGCTACCGGGTGCAGCTGGATCCAACAGGCGGCGCCATCCCCGGCCCCGGCTGGCCCGCCCCTCGCACCTTCTGCGATCTGGGCGCAGCCATGGCCTGGGCCTACAGCCTCGATGCCCAAAAAGGCTGGCGCATGGAGGGCCTAACCCTCAGTGCTGGAGCGTGACAGCAGAAAGCCTCCCATTGCTGAGCGGCACCGGCTAGTAGCCGTAGAGAGTTGCAGTCAGTTCTAGGGAACGACGGGCCCTGGAAACTCAAACTCGTCGGAACTTTCAGCCGACAGACAAGGCAGGATCACATCAGCGTGATCCGACAAACCTTTGAGGATGTTGATCAAAGCCTTAAATTTCATCCGATACACGGTCTGCTGAACCAGCACCGTGCCTTCCTCAAAGCCATCACTACCAGTGCAATGCACCAGCATTGCTGGCTGATCCCAGAAAAGTACGTTCGGATCAACAGTCACCTCTACTTCGTATTCGTAGCAATCAGCAGGCAATGTCCGAGGTAAAGACAGGCTAAAACTGACGGAAACTTTTTGAGGCGCAGCGGGATCGAAACCAGGTGTTCCAACTTGGTTGCTTACCCCGCCAATATCGAAATCAGGCACTAGCGCCAGCAAGGTGGTGTAAGCGGAGTACCCCCGGATCTTGTTTTCGTCCGTCAATACACCAAGCGGGTAGTCAGTAGACATGGGAAAAACGGCACTAGCCGTGAGTTTGACACCAGAAAGCCGGGGATCGCTCCCCGGCTGGCCTACGTGAGGCCATTCATTACCCGCTCGTTAGCTGACCAGCGTCAGCTCCCGTTCGATCAAGAACGCCGCCAAGTTGCTGACGCTGCGCCCTTCGCGCAGGGACTTGGCCACCAGTTGATCGTGAACGCAAGCTGAGACGGTGATGGTGACCCGCACGGGCTTGCGTTTGGCCAGCGACACCCGCTCACGCAGGCCTAACCCTGCGGGGGGCGTTGGGTTGTGGTCGTATTGCATGGCACCGGAACGGTGAACTTCTCAAGTATACACGTAGCCACGTAGCTAGCACACCACGTAGCGCACCCGTTACCACTTTGTATGATTTGTTTAACAAATCGCCCGTGTTGGTGTGGCTGACGAACAGCAAAACAACCTGATTCCTGACCCACGTCCGGGTAAGAAAGGCGGTGGAAAGTGGAATTCCTACGAAATTGTCGAGCAGACCAACCACTGCGCAGAGCTGCTGGCCCTGGGATGGCAGCCATACCAAATCCGAAGAGAATGCGCGGAAAGGTATGGCCTCTCCCAGCGCACTGCTGAGACCCGAATAGCCGAAGCCCGCAAGCAGCTGGCCATCGACATGGCCGGTGTCGACCGTCACGAGCTGGCCGCCACCATGCTCGCCGAGCTGCAGAACGTGGTGAAATTCAGCTCTGCCAACAACCGGGGCAGCGATTGCATCGGCGCTCTCCGGCTGATGGCCGAACTGTGCCAGCTCAACCCCAAAACCTGAAAACGGCCATTCATTAGGCCCCCAACGGCCATTCATTACGGCCAAAACGGCCATTCATTAGCCCCTGATCGGCCATTCATAGCCAAACGGCCATTCATTATCGCCAAAATCGCCATTCATTAGGCCCCAGCCCGATCACCCCGTTTGCCAGCAGCCCTGCAACCGCCCGCACGGGCACCCGCACACGGGCACAGCCGCACGCGATCACGTACACACGCGGGCGGGCATACGCGCAGGGGCATGCGGAGGCGCGCGCGAGGGCGCCGGCCCTGGAGGGGCGCTGGACCGCCTCTGGCAGCCATGGGCCAGGCCAGGAGGCCTGCGGGGCCCTGTCAGGCCCTGCAGAATTGGCCGCCAGAGGCCCCTAGAAGCCGTAGGAAGGTGGATCAATCAGCCGTTGTGAACTCCGATACGTTGACACCAGAAAGGGCGCCCTTACGAGCGCCCAGAGGCCAGAGGCCCCACCAATTGGCGGAGCCGATCAGGCAGCCATCACCACCCGGCCGCCTTTCGAACCGTGCGCATCAATCACGACATCAGCAGAGGCCCCATCGCACAGTGTGCAAGCGGCACACGTGGTCTTATGGCCCCGCTCTGCACTAGCGGCGCAGTGAACAAGCCCGGCAGGATCAGCAACCCCGGCAGGCTTAACCAAAAAGGTCCGCCAGCCGGCCGCCGTGGCGTCGAGATAGTCGCGCATGCCATCGCAGGAAGCTTGCACCAGACCGCGCAGACCCTGGGCAAACTCATGGCGCCATTGGTGGGTATATCCCGTATGGCCGGCCGCAGACCCGAGCACCTGGGCCCACACCCAAGCGGGCACCATGGCCGGGTCGCCGTATGAACCAAAACGAACCAAACGACCGGCGAATAAATGCCAGTCATCACCAATGGGCAAGTACCCGGCCCCGTGGTGGTAGCAAACCCACACCGACCGGGGAGCCTGATCCGCCCGGACGTAGCAGGAATCCTGCGCAGGCACCAACTCACCGCCAAGGTTGGCCCACTTTCTATGTCGGCAGTTGCCGCAAACGCTCCAATCAAGGCCTAGGGCCTTGGCCTGATTAGGCGCGATATCGGCCCGCAGGATCCAGGTTTGGAGCATCCCGCCAGTTTTTGCATTAGCGGAACCATCAGCGAAACCGGTCACGATGCAAACCAGCGGCGCCCCATCAATGGGGGATGGGCCCTCCCAAAGAATGCGGCCGTTCTTGTTAGCAGGCATAGCAAAAAATCAAGGGACACGCCAAACGCCGGGATCGCTCCCGGCTAGCCGTAACGTGACGGCCTTGGATTTGGCAGGCCACTAGGTGACCTCAGCGGCGATCAATCAACAAACCAGCAAAGCCAGCAGCAGTAAGCCCCACAGAAAGCGGCAACGAAGCAGACAAGCAAGCGAGCACCAAGGCCCCAACAGATAGGGAACGGATCACGACAAAACCCCCGATTCAAAGTGGGCCCGGACTTGACGAGCAGATCCAAAACAATCCGCCCGGTAATAAGCAGGCGAAGGCAGCGCCTTTAAAAGCCGCCGATACTCCGCCGCACCAATTGCAACAGGGAACGACTGCGCACGCCAAGCACGCTCCCGCAACGCACCGGGCACAGCATCGGAACCGCTGTAACCTTCAGGCCAAACAGCCAAAGCCTCACCATCACTGACAAGCAAAAACAAGCGCCGGGGGTTGCCGTTAGTGTCGTTGATTGATTTTAGATACAAAAATTCCACGGGATTAAAAAGAAAAGG